CGCATCTACAGTTAGTTGCCCGTTGTAACCTTCCCAAAAAGAAGTACCATTTTCAAACTCTGGGTTAAAAATTACGTTTTCAATGTCAGACTCCACTAAAATTTTAGCTAAACGAGCGTCAACATATTCATACGCGGGTACAGTACCCAAAATTCCCATTTCTTCAACTATAGCCTCTTTAAATGACAGCATGTCTATTAAGAATTTTTTACCGGTTGCCGCTGTAAAGTAAATGTTTACTTTTGCATAAACAGAATTTGTTGGGGCTTCAAACCCATTTAATGCATAAGTAGAGCCAGATTTAAATTCTTGCCAAGAGGTAGTTGTAGTTAATAGCGTACCGGGTGTAGTTTCTGAAATTAAAACCCCAGAACGGTTAAACCAAGAGATTGTCATACCTACTGTTGCAGAATTAGCTGTTACTTGACGAACTAACCCTGTAACTAAATATCTTGTACCGGCTTTTACGGGAATTCCATAAGCAATTGGGTTTGTTGCCGGCAAAGATAGTGTTGTAGTTGTAGCGGAAGTTGTTATTAATCCACACCCAATACTTCTAGGGGGATAATTTAAATTGTAAAGTTTTGGTAGGGCAGGGGTTATAACTACGCCAAGGTCTGCCGTAGCGGTGGCATATTTTTGTACTACAAGGGTGCCCCCAACTATTGACCAACGGCCGATGGATTCCTCAAAAGAAGAATCATTATAATCTAAAAACAAATTATTTCCGTATTCTAAATACGATGGCCAATGAGTCATAGCCGTGGTGTACGCAATTACTCCGTCTTTTGATCCTTTGTACGCGTTAATAATGTGCCCCGCTTTATAAAGAGACCTGTGATACACGTCTCCTAAAGCCGGTTCGTATATAAATCCAAGTTCTGTAACTTTATCTTTTAAAAGTGCGGAAGGTATTAAATCGCCGGATGAAGAGTCTTCTATAAGTTGTGCTTGTGTTTTTAATTTATCGTATTCAAATGCATACGCGTCTATAATTTTAGACAAATTAGTGTCTTCTGCGGTACCGGTGGCGTCCCCAATACCATTAATGTCGTTTAACCAAGCTGCTGGCATCCAACGTTTTAGGGCTGTAGACGTGTTAGTTTCGTCCACAATTTGAACCGCAACGGATCCCGTATTTATCCAACGAACCCCGTTAAAAATCCACAAAGTATAGGTAGCTTCAACATTTCCTAAAATATTTGCGTCGGTATCTAGATAAGATAGTCGGTAATTAGTAATTACATCGTAATCTAAAAGATCCCCAACAAATGGAGAATCCGCTTCTCCTCCGTAATTTCTTACAAGTCTCCAATGGGTAGGCAAATGTGATGCGTCTTCCGGATCCGGAACAATAGAGGACCAAGTTAAAGATACGGCGTTATAGTCATAGGCCCAGGCAGAAATACCTGAGGAGTAATACAAGCGATTAGAATCTACTTCGCCGTATTTAGTCCCAGGACCGTATTGAAAATAACCATACTTACCCATATGTGTGTGCCGCTATTCTTGGATTTATAATCCAGCTAATAGAAATGGATTGAAGGGTGCTGCGTCTGCCTGTGCTTGAGCCGCCGTGGTTGCGGCAACCATAGCTGTGTACTCTGTGCTTCCAACATAAACAATTGCTGCGGTGCCAACCTTAGGGTAGCCGTCTTTATCAACAGTAAATACTGAGTTGGCTACTACTCCAGCCCCACGCGTTTCGAGAAGGTTAGATGTTCCAGAGGTTGTTTTAAGAGCAAGACCTACCGTACCCGCAGTTGGAGTAATTGTATCTCCTGTTTTTCTTAAGTAAACAGAACCGGTAACTCCGCTTGTAAGTCCTGCCTCTATGTTTTTTAAACGAAGGCTTAAGTTTGTCCAGCTAGTCGTAGAGGAAAATGTACCTGTGTAATCAGAGGTTAAAATGTCTGAAGTAAGAGTTGTTTCTACAGCACGAAGTTCTTCTTGAAGAAGGTTGATGTGATCCGCGTAAACGGTGTTTACCAAGTCTACTTTGGGAGTCCAGGTTCTTACTTGTGCTGGAAATTGTGCTGTCATTTTCCTACCTATCTATTGGGAGTTTTTATATTTTCTAATACTTTATAGCTCTTGTCATGACAAGCTTGGTTTAAGATCCACCGGTCACATTAATAATAAAGTTTTCAGTTGGTAATACTGCAATTTGAGCGTCAGTTAATACTATGCCTGAAGTTTGAACTGAGCTACTGGCGTCAATATTAAACTTTGTTACGTTTACGCTTCCCCCGTCTTTTACGGCATTTACGTTATACGCGGTAGCAATAATTGATGCGTATGACACGTCTTGCCCAAAAGCTGCTTGTTCGTAAGAGAATAATCCACCGGGATTAATAAATGCTGCTCGAATTGCTTTAGATACTTCTGCATTTTTATATGAAGGCTTAACCGTTATATTCAAAGCTATAGTAAGGCTCACGTAATCTGGAGAAAGAGTTGTTAAGGTAGTCCCTACGGGAATCTTATCGTCCATATAAGCAATTACGTTTGAAGCAATCGAAGACCAGTTAGAGGTAGGGCTTCCCAAAAGAAGTCCTGGTGTAACTGAACCATCATTTTGAGGTTGAATATATAGCGTTACGGAAGTGTAAACAGATGAAGACGCTTTAACGCGCCCCACTTGAGGAACCAAAACTGCTAAATTTTCATAATCTTCAAGAGTTACTGCGCGTCTACGTGTTGCAATAGAGGCTTTTACTTTAGATCGGATTTGAGTGAGATCATCCCCATCAGCTCCACCAAAAGAAGCTGCTGGATTGCTTACAGATAAATACGATACGGCAGCTTTTAAGGTGTTGCCGGGAAGAAAAGTAACTTCTTCTACAGTTCCGGCTGCAATATTTCCAGCAACTCCCAAGCTAATTCTATACAAAGCGCTGATGGATTGTCCTACTGGTGGAATAGATCCGTTTACCCCATCACCAAAAATAATAGAAGTTACGCCGTATTCATCAATTGAGGTAGTAAACACCAAATTTGTTGGACCATATTCCAATAAAGTATCCACAAATTTCCAAGGAGTAAATGATGCATTTTGCCCCACATATACGGTAACGCTATTGTCTACAACTCCGGAATCAAATAAAGATAAAGTTTGGTTAGCTCGTCCGGTAGAAGTGCCTAAATTAACAGGCAAAGGTTTATTTGTTGTAGGGCTAATTAAGTTAGGTTTGTCTGTATTTACAGTTTTACCCTCTAAACATCCAAGGGTTACGGTTGCCCCAGGAGCTAAACTTGTTGCTGAGTCAATTGTTTCAAAATAAACTTCAGTATAATTGCCATATTGTAGGGTAGCTAAAACTTGCGTTCCTATTGGAATATCTAAATTTTGGGAGCCAATGTTTTGAAAAAGAACTTGAATTCTTGCTGGGGTTGGGCCGGAAACTCGATACCCAAACAACAACCCAAGATTAACTAAAGTTTGTCTTCTGGTGGCGGTTTCTACAGATAACTCATTTGCAACCCTGTCAATGTAATAGGACATAATGTCGCCTAAATATGCAAAAGATTCTAAAACAACTGTTCCCAAATCGTTAGGGTCTTCCGCTGTCCAAGCATTTCCCGTGCGTAAATTTACAAGGCTTTTTAAATCCGCAAGTATGCTGTCGTAATCTTTAGAGGTGTAGTCAATTTGAAAAGGAAGTTCGTTACTCATGTTTACCTCGTTACAGTTCCGGTAGGAGTTAGGGTTACACTAGACACGGCTAGTGACGCTTGGGTATAGTCTGGAAGAACTACGTTAAGTTCTACAAGCATTTTTCCATCTTCTTGAACCCCTTTAACTATAATTTCTTGAACATCCACTTCTGGTATCCAAGTAGTTACGGCGGCTCTTATGCTGGCTTGAACAGCCTTTTCCGCGTTGTCTTGATTTTCAAACATTGCTTTACCTAGGTTGGTACCATAGGTTGGTCGCATAGGGCGAGCACCTATGGCTGTAGATAACAAAGTTAATATTCTATCTTTATAAATTTTTGTTTGGTCTTCAGAAGTGTATGCCACGCCAAATGGGTCCAAAGTAAAGGGATAAGTAAACGCCTTCATTGCACTCCAATCCATACTGGTTCTTCTGGTATACCCGAAATAAACATAACCCAAACCCTGTCCCCCACTTTGGGAAGAATTCTGTGAGGTGTGTGTTCCTCTGTTTTAACGATATCTATAGAATCGTTCCATTTTTCTGAGGTATTTGCCACAGTTTTATGGGGGTGCCTAAGTGTACCTGCCCCTGACTTAGCTACCACGGTCAACGCCGGTACGGTTACAGATACTGAGTGAGTGTGGGCTGGAGATCCGGCGGACGCCGCAGTTCCCGAAGCAGAGGTGGAGGATGTAGTAAGTAATGCCGCTACAGCGCTAGCCGTATGCTCTACGTGGTCTGGGTGATCCGCTTTAGACATAGGGGGCAAACACGCTCTAGCCCAATTAGTAACTTCAGATCCTGTAATTGGAACTCTTAATTGTATTCTATTTTGTTTTAGGGGATCAGCAATAGATACTACTATTCCTTCGTATATTCCGTAAAAACGCATGCGACCTAAAAAGTCGAGCATATATTCTTGAGGTTGTATGTTTTCGCTCAATTAATGGCCCTCCAAGTCACTGTACGTTTAATGTTAGAAAAATCAGGGGTTTCATCTTGGTATATGTCTGAAGTGTACTCTGTAGGTGCATCCGCTTTATACGACGCCGGAGTATTTTTAGATGTGGGGGCAAGAAGAGTCGGACCTTCGGCTTTACTAGTCATAACGTTAGAGGAATAGTCAGATAGTAAACTATTGGCAGCAATTAACGATGTGCCGGCAAACTGAGCATCAAAATCTCTAACTTCAGCTTTACTTTCAGCATTTGGGTCGGAATCCCCTAAAACGTCGCAGCCAAGCATAACTTGAAGTTGGTATGCGGCATTTCCGCTACCAAATAAATGCTGAACTTCTAGTACGGTCCAATAACCAGACATTCCGTGCTCTAGGTGGTCTAAGTATATTAATTGACCGACTTTTACGTCAGGATGCCCGGAAAGAAGTGCTTTTGCACGGTACCCATACCTATAGGTTTCCGCCATATCATGAGCTAAATATTTTGCATCAGTTAAACTAGACGCAGTTTCAAAAGGTAGGTGTTTTACAAATTTAGGTTTATGGTTGGTTGATGACGTTACTCGTGTATGTGGGCTATGCGTCATTGAAAGAACTCCGCATTAGGTACGATAATTCCATTGCCACGCTCATCATTAGTAGAATATTGATGGACAGTATCAATTGGGGCGTTTGTTATAGCATGTATTCCAGAAACAGCTCGGTCTACAACCGCACCCGGCATATCTGGAGATTCATCTGAGATTATTGGATCAAAACTATATATTGTTCCTAATTTTGAAGCTACTCTTGAAGACTTAGACGAAGTTTCTACGTAAAAATAAGGTGCAGACGACCTACTAGCATTAGCTAATCTGTTTTTTGATACAAAATATATAGTAGTGTTTACTACGCAAAGGGTAAATCCCGTTTGTTTTGCTAAACGACGCAATACTTGCCAGTCTGTTTGCCCAGCTTGAACAATTGAAGGAAATATACGCGGGTGTTTATCGCAAACGGCTTTTAAATCGTATTTTTCAGCAATTTTTTTAACAACTACGTCTGCAGATACGTTTTTAAATATTTTTTGAGAGGTATTTTTTAAAACGTACGTTGGGCTCATGCAAATTATTGTTGTCATATTATCTGCAACTGTAGTTGGGTATACTTGAGTAACATAACCTAAAAATGTGCGCTCAACGTCTCCGCTACTCCATGTAAATACAACTGGATCTCCAGAAACCACTGCATTATCTAAACTATTAATTTTTCCTGCAAAGTTTAAAGTTAATACGTCATGGTTATGCATAGCGCTGTTTAAAGATGCGGTTATTAAAGCCATATCTAAATTAGGTGTTTTAGGAAACGTAACTTTTCTATGGTGGGTTTTTTGAATAGGGATTTTTACAGCAAGGTTATGTTGTAAAGCCATGTTACACCTTAGGAATTCTAATTACAGTTGCAGGCTCAATCTCTAAAGGGTTAATTATGGTCGGATTAATGTCCATAATTTTCCACCATAGCTTAGAGCTACCTAAAAATGCAGCGGCTAAATAATCTAAGGAATCTCCGTCAACCCAGGTATAATCAAAATAAGTTACTTTTACCGTTTCTGGAAAAACCCTGTAAATGGCAGTCGTATATTGTCCAGTAATTTTGCTTTTAATTTGTTGAGGTATAGCTGTGTAATACCGGGATCCGCGTGTTGGTCTCATGGCCTGTAGACTCCTGAATTAGTAGAGGTAGATTTAATGCCAATTGCAATATCGGTAAATTTATCTAAATTTTGAGTGCTGGTTGGTGGGAAGTCTGGTAGACGTTCTAACCCTATGTTTAAGTAGCTTCTAATAGGGACCATATCTTTGGTAAAAAGGTCGTGACTTACTTGAAGGGTACTTAACATAACTCGGTATCGTAAAGAGTCATGGACTTTAAAAATAAACGGGGTTCCCGCAATATAACCCATGTTTGAGCTTTCTAATTTAAAATTAGAAGTTCCATTATACCCAAGCATGGTTGTTGGGGCGGGTTTACCGTTTACAACTCTAAATAAATATTCAATGTCGTATTCAGTACCTCTGCGAAGTAAATTTTCACACTGTTCATTAGTTAAATCGTATGGATAATATGGGGGGCCGATAATGTCAGATGGTCGTTTGTTTTTCATAGTATACATATCAGCTACTCGATCTAAAAGAATACTTAAGCTAATTTGACCGCCGATACCCGTTCCAACTACAACCGCATTGTTGGTGTTTGGTATGGACCAATCCACAGAAGTATTTACATTTGCGCCGTATGAAAATGTTGTGGGGTTAAATAAAAATCTAAATCCATACAAATTAGTAGTTAATTTTGCGGCATTTGAGGCAGCAGTAGTTTTAACTCCAGCTGCATCTGTGCTTTCGGTAGTGGCATTAGACTCTGGGTCTTGGTAAAATACGCCTAAATTAGTATAATCACTTGCTTTAGGAATATTTGCTACTGGACGATTGTAGTCAGTACTATAACTAGCCTGTGTTTGAGCTTGAATAACTGTAAAATTAGGATAAATAAGATCATAAGACGGCGCATTATCACTAACAATGGTGATATTTACTGTCATAGAAGTTTTACCCTCACCAATTTGAGGTATTACTACGGAAATTTGATCCAATGGGTCAGCAGTTCCGGGGGTTTCTACCCAAGTTACTGTAGTTGCAGTTTCGGAATACATCGCATCAGTAGTAGTAAAAATTACAAAAGTAGGTTTCCCAATGTATTGGCCCGAAATTTGTATAGTTTCACCTACGCGCCCATAAGTTGGGGACACGGCCCCGATTACTGGAGAACTCATGTTATCTTCCCTCGTCTGCTATAGGTGAAAAGTGTCTGGTAACACTGTGTGGAGGCGGATTAAATAAAACATCTGTAACTGCAACCGGAACAAAAGGAACTACGGGTACATTTGCACCGCTACCATTATTTGTAGCGTTAGGGTCCCCGCAATTTTTAGCTTTTTGTTGAATGGTTGCTAATATGCCTTTAGCCTTGTAACTAATGCTAGTTTTTTTATACTGATCAATACTGTATTCAGACTTAACTCCAATTGGATCTTTTTTAATTAATTTTCCTTTGCTATCAAAATATTTAATAAAAACAAAGTATTTAATGTCAGTATCCATAGGATGTGCGGTTGCCCATTTAGAGTCTGGTTCTTCCCAATAACGTGCGTATTGTTTATTGCATGCGTCCCACACCCAAGGTTGGATTTGTAATCGACCATCAAATTCAGTTACTGAGCTAGGAATTGTTTGCGGTGCGGTAACTTTAGTAAACACAATAGTTGGGGTTATATCTCCGGTGCGTTGTTTTACCTCAATATATTGACCCTCAGCTGCCACGGTATCTATATATGAGTTATCCATTAAGCGAACTTGTGCTTTAAAATCAGGTTTAGGCAAAGCTCCAGAAACACCTTGGGGCACAATAGTAAAATCAAAAAATCTATCATGAATGGTACGAATATAGTACCCATCATAAATAGTTGCGGGAAAAGTAATAGTTAATCCCACTCTAGCTACTTTTTTAAACGCAGCGGATTCTTTCCAAACAACAAATCTATCAGTTGTTGCACTGGATGATCCTCCAGCAATACTTGGTCGCAACACGTTTCCACCGTCAGTTAATACGGTATCTACTGCTGGGTTTTGTACCCCAGCAACTGTTTCTTTAAACATAGTAACTCTGTACAAAACGTCGTGGGAAGAATTTACAACATTTTCTCCATCAGCCAATAATTTCCACCCAGCATCATTTAAAGCTGTATTTGACTCTGCTTGTGGAAATAACAATTTTCCACTTAAGTGTTCAAAAGCATGGATTGTGTAATAAACGCCCGGCATGTACATTATAAGCGTCCAATCTGTGCAATTACCTTATCGTGAGCAAGCGCCTCTTTAAACCTTTGAAGTAGCACGTGTACCTCTGCTTCCCCAGCTTTGGCAATGTTTACCACCATATTGATGTTTACACCGCCTGCGGCCAATCCCTGCCCTAGTCCTCCACGTATTTTATCGGCTTCTTGCTTATGCAAAACCATTTCATCTTTGTGCAGATAAGCTGGTCCCTCTTGAGTACGGCCCGAACCATAATAGTGAAGTGGTACGCCTGCTTGACGTGCCGCTAATTGAGCATCATCTAAATAATTAGTAAATTTTCCGCTGTTGTATGTAGCCCATTGTTTCCACCAAGTACCCTTATTTGATATTTCATAGGCAGATCTAATGTTTGTGTTGGGGTCGTATAGCGCATCATTGTTTTTAAGGTGAAATTGTTTAAGTCTATTTTTTCCCATATTAGGGCTTTTAGGATCTTTATTAGTCATGTTAATTTGAAACACGCCGTATGAATCGTCTCTTCCAACGCCATTGTGAGCGTGAGACATTCCACCAGATTCAGCTAGAGCAACTGCAAAAGCTGTAGATAAACCTTTATCTCTAAACCCTTGGTTATAAAGCGCAGACATTAATCCTTTGCGAGACCCAAATGCCATTCCACCTTTATCGCCTACACTGGGGGTGTACTGGCTTAAAGCCGCCCTATCTTCGGTAGACATATTTTTGGTAGCGCCCATCGCATCAAAATTCATTATGTCTTGAGCATTTAATGCTGATCCTGCGTTTAATAGGTCCGCTAAACGTGTGCCAGTATAAGGATTAGACCCCGAACTAATGCCGGTGCTGCTTAAATAATTTGTGTATTTATTTTGAACTTGTTCGGTGTTTATTTTTGAATCGGCACCAAATATAGAACTAATCTTTTGTTTAAGTTTTCCAAATAAACTTGTAGGGTTTACAGAAGAATTTGGATTTGAAAGGGATTTACGAACTTCAAAATGAAGGTGAGGTCCGGTAGAAGAACCTGAATTTGGACCGCCCTTTTCTCCGCCAGATTTAGCAATAACATCCCCTTGATTAACTTGTTGCCCAAGTCGTGCAACCGTTGCGCTCAAGTGTCCGTAATATGTATAAAAGCCTTTGTGTTCCAAAACCATATATAAACCAAAGCTTCTTGTTCGTCCAGGTTGTCTTTTAATAACAACTACTTTTCCGTCTGCTGCGGCAATTACTGGACTACCCACAGGCATGGCGTAGTCAATGCCGTTGTGGTGTTGTGTGCCGGATCCATTAGGATCTTTTCTAGTTGCGTATCCGGAAGATACAACAGTTCCTGGTGCAATAAGGGTAGAAGCTCCTCCGCCCATATTTGAATTCATAGGCTGATTACCTTCGCCGCCTCCTAATACTGCTCCAGCAGCTCCCGCAGCAATCATTGCGGGTATGCCTATCTCAGGCCCTAATAAATTTAAAATAGAGGCTGCTCCAGCCCATTTCATTGCATTTCCAGCTCGAGATCTTCCGCTACCTTTTTTAGACCCTTGAGAAACAAAGTGGCCTGCAACGCTTAATCCTAAACCTGTAACACTTGCGGCACCGCCAGCACCGCCCATTTTTCCAAACATACCGCCAGCTCCAGCGCCTCCGCCCCTGCCTCCGATCCCCAGCATTCTTCCCGCCATTAATGTTGTCCCAAGATTACCGGCTAAACCTGTAACAGTGCTTGCAGCATTTCCTGTTGATGGGAATGTTTCTAAAAAGCCTTTTAATTTTCCTAAGCCGTCTACAACACCGGGGAGAAGTTCCGCCATGCCAGACAAGCCGTTATTAATAGCTGTTGAAGTATTAAGGGCGCCTTTATATCCAGATACAAGTCCACTTTCAGTGGCGCCAAGTAATTTATTTTCTGATCCTTGTTGAGCCAAACCAGCTTGCATTATTCCGTTGGCATTTCCCGCCATGCCCAACGCACCCTTAGTTGTTTTTAATTCATTCTTTAAAGGTTTTTTATTTTTAGCTCGTTGAACTAAAAGGGTAGCAAGAATGTTGTAAAGGCCTTCGTCTCCACCAGTAATTTGTGCAAGGGTGAATCCCTCACGGCTTTGACGATTAAAAATTAGTTCGGGGTTTTTAGGATCTCCACGCCAAATTTTTGGATAAATTTCATTAACAAGATCTGTGTATGGACGGATGTTTCCGTTTTGATCTCTAAGTCTTACGCCTAAACGCAAGAATGTCATTCCACTTGCACCCGCAGTAGATGCTGCTACTTGCTCCATTGACATGCCGCTGATAGCGCTTACGCCAGCTAAATTGTTCATCATGTTTTTGGTAGATCCAGAATTTAATCCGTAACCACCTTGGGAAAGCATGATTCCCATAGCACGCGTAGGGGCGCCCGCGCTTGTTGCCGCCCCACCTGTCATGGAGTTAGCTAATTTAATTATGTCTCTTGGGTTTCTATTACCCGCAGAAAACATGCCAATTTGTTCTGCTACAAGACGTTGCCCTACAGCAGTCATTGTATTAGGCATCATGCCCATACCTAATGAGCCTGCCGCCATTATTCCGGTAGCAACACCGCCCAACATACTGCCGCGAGTTCCTTGGTACCC